CCCCCCAGCCGTATCGCGGCGCGCTCATTTGAAAACGCCCTCGTCTTCATCGTCGTACTTTGCGCCCTTAATCTGTTCCATCGTCTACGCCCTCCATCATGGCCTTGATTTCCGCGGCATTTGCCTTGATAATGTCCAGAACAATCTCGCTTTGGATGTGGTGGGCAAACACGGCCTTGTCCTGTGCGTCCGCATTGTAGTAGCCCGTAAGCGTATTGCCCGCTTCCGTTTTTGCCACAATCGCGATTGCAAGCGGCTTGGATTTATAGAGCGCTTGCAACGCCTTTTCCAGCCACGCCGCATATTCCTGCTCTGTGATCCCACTCATCAGTAATGTTGCCTCCCTTCGCGCTTTGCGCGGTTCGCATCGTGCAGCGTCCGCATGCAGCCCCGTGTGGACGCGCATCGCGTCATGTCTTTTAGGCGCTCCTGCTTGTATCTATCCGCCTCCCGGCGGAATGCTATGTACCGGGCGCAGTCCGTGTGGCAGCCGGTATGCCTGTCCGCACAGCCTTTGCACGGAGCCTGCACCGGTGTAAGCCCTAGATTTCCCTGCATTCGTCCACCCTCACTCAAACCCGCTTGCCGCCCACCTCGACAACATAGCCTGTTCGGTTTGACCTGTATTTGTATTTCTCGGCGGGATACACCCGCCCGCAGACAGGACGCATTTCCGGGTATACCGGGATTGATCGTGTAATCAGGATCCGCACGCGCTCCGCCCGGCCCATCACAGCTTCCCTATGTGCCGCCCAGGCGCACGCCTCGCTGCAAAAATTGTATTTTGCCTTGTACTTCGACGGTGCGCGCATAAACGTTTTCCCGCAGGCATCGCACGTCAGTTGCATCGGCGGTCTTGGCGGCTTACGCTGCATCTTGCTCATAGCTTTACCCCCTTGATGTACTTATCGAAATACGTCACGGCTACCGCCATCGCCGCCCACATATCCTTTGCGAAGCCGTAGAAAAAGCCCTGATTTGCCTTTGTGCCAACAACTCCGTATCGATCTATCAGCGCCTGCCGGATATTTTTATCCTTCGCGCTCAGACAGCCGCACAGATACAGCTTTTCTTCCCGCCGGAAGATCTTTACCGGCTCCGCGCCGTCCCTTTCGGCAAATTCCATAAAGCGGCCAATCCAAAGGCAGGTATCGAAAACCTCCTGCCCTACCGCCATGCCCATTCCGGCGATCATTTCAATCGCAAAATCCGTGCAATTTCCGTAAATGTTTTCGTGCAGAACGTCCCGAATTTCTTCGTTCGGGAGCTTCCCCACATCCAGCACGCGGCGAATTTCTTCGCCGTCGTGCTCGACCACCACATAGCCAGATTTGATATTGCCGGGATCAATCGCAAGAATTGTGCCCATCAGGCCACCTCCTTTGTTCAAAGTCTTTGCATTCCTCTCCGGAATGGATTGCAAGTTTTTTGCGCTGCACCCGTCCTGCATTAGTTTCATAAGTGCCGCCTCGCAGCTGATGTATTTGTCAGGCATGGTCGGCCTCCAATTTGCCTTTGTGTTTCTTCACGAGCTCCTTCGCGAGGTTCAAACCGACTGCAGTATAGTCAAATTCGGAGTCCCCGATAGCCGGTTCAACGCATCCTTCCGTCCCGCCATATGTGCCATGATGCTGTGCGAAGTCACTTCCGTCCGGGAAACGCACTGCATAGCCGTCGTGCAGGCGCTCTATCGTGCATTTGATTCCAAGATCGACGCAAAAATGGTACAACGCGCATATTTCGGTGTATTTTACTGGAAAATCTAACATTCTTTCCTCATTTACCCTCCTGTTCCATGCCTCAACGGCTTGTTCTTCCGTGTCGTAAATATACACACCACCCAAAATCCCGCCATCGCACTCATAGCTTGCAATCGGGCATTCCGGGTTGTCCTCGTGAGCATGGTGAAGCATAAAGCCAAGCCCACTATAGGGACGTTCTCTATATGACTCATCATGCAGATTTCCTTCGTCATCGCACAGAACAAGGCTAATTTCACCGCCACAGAACGGGCACGGTTTCAGTTCAGCCATCCTTCTTGCCCTCCATTCTTGCCCGCAGCAGCTTCGCGTACAGTTTGATCGTCAGCGTGTCCTCTACCACACCGGCATTTGTCTTCCAGCGCGGCTTTGCCGCCAGCCCCCAGTTTGCATGGTTTCTGCTCGTGCCGATGGACATGAGGATCTTTCTTGCGCGTTTTCTGGTCATGGCTTGCCCTCCATTTCCCGCAAAGCCTTCTCGGCTTCTTCGCGGGTGAGAAAAATTGTTTTCCCTATGCCGCTCTCTACGGATGGGAGGAACGGGTACGTTTCAATGTCCCACTTTCCCTGTATTGCGAAGTATTTCATGCTCCCGACTCGGTGCTCGAAGATTTCTCCGGCAAACACTCTGTATAATTTATCGCCCACCTTGCACGGCAGCACCACCACGCGCCCGTCCTTGTCGGCCTCGGCAAGCTCGCGGAGGCGGTCAATCGGCAAACCATCGAATTCCGTGACCTCCGAAATTGCCTTGCCCATCATGGACAGTTTGAGTGCCTCTACGCTTTCCGGTTCAACCCCCGTGTCCTCGTAGGCTTTCAGCCGTCCGTACAGATCGCGGGCCATCTTGCGGAAAATATCCTTGCCAAAGCCGTTGCTCGTTGGGCCGTTGATCAGCACGTTGAGCGTGCTGTCCCGGCTCTGCTTCCAGTCGATTTCCTTTCCGCCGATCTTGGATTTCTCCGACCTTGCAGTTTTCGCACGCGTCGTCGTGTCCAAGCCCCTTCGCGCAGCACCGCAGCGCCTTCGCGATTTCCTGCCCTGTCATAGTGCGGACGCCTCCATTCCATCAAAAATCATCTGGCCGGGCAGTTCATCCGGATTTAACAGCGCGTATTCCGGATCCCGCCACTCGACGCCGATGTAGTCCAGCACACGGCCCCAGCCGTACCAGTTCCCGCGATCATCCTGCATTACGTGATTCATCCACATTTCCCACTCCTTTGGATTCCGCTCCCACAGCCGGTCGAACCGGTGTGGGCGTTTTTCCATGTGCACGCCGAACCCGCACATGGAGCACCCGGTTCTCTGTGCTTTTGTCGTCCTGAGTGTTCCGTCTGCGTCGCGCACGATCTCTCCGTAGATTTCCGGCACCGGAACCTGCAAATCCAGCGCAAGCTGCAAAAGATCCTGCCGCGAAAAAATCGCGAATGGGCAGCTGCGTTTCGTTCCCGGCGATATGTAGTTGCACCCGTTCAGCATCAACGCTTTCTGCCTGCGCCCTCCTTCGGACGCCATCAGGCCCATATACGGGAAGCTTCCGGTTTCTTTGGCATAATCGCTGCAAGGCTTTTCTTTCAGGTAATAGCAGCACTTATCCGATACGAGAAAATCCGGCGTTTTGTAGCTAACGCCTTCATTCTCATTTTCGTATCCGCCGAAGATCTCCAGCCATTTTTGCGCCAGCTTCATCCGCGTCCCCGTGCGGAACCCGCCGTAAGCCCCTGTTTCCCCAGTGATGATCGCATGGCGTACCGTTGCGTTTTTCTCGCTTGGATTTTGCAAAAGCGAGATTTTCCCCGCAACTTCCTTGGAGATCACCGGCCATCCGTACTCCCGCAGCACTTCCACTTTGCTTTTCAGCGGTTTCAGCGGCTTCACGCCGAGTTGCTTGTGAATCAGCTGAATGCTTTTATCCTCAAGCGACGATACCGAGATGGCAGGCACATCAATACCGATGCTGCGAAGGAACAGGAGCAGCGTGATGGAATCCAGCCCGCCGACAGCTACGTAGCAGCTACCTGCAACGTCTGGGTGATCGTAGAATTCCCATGCGCGGATTTTGGCGTATTTCACCTTGAACGCATAATCCATCTGCTGTTTTACTCGAAAATCCGCAATCTTCCGTTCGGTATCCAGCCTTGCATTTCGCTCAAGCACATTCTCTTTCATTTTGCCTCTTCCCTCCCCGGCGTCAGCTTCGCCAGCATGATCTGGCCGAGATCCGCAACGTACACCAGCCGCCCGCGGCTGTACACCATCAGCTTCTCGCCCTGGATCTCCATCCGGTCTGCCTCGATGTTCGTCAGATCGTTGCAGCAATCGCAAACAAATCTCATGTCTTATCCTCCTTGTTTTCCGCAAGCATTCGCTCGACCGCCTCCAGCTGGAACGCATCAAGTTCGTCCCCGTGGCGCTGTACGCCTTGCTGCAATCGGGCGGCGCCCTTTGACACCGGCCCCATCACCCTGTCCACAGCTGCGCGTTCCAGCGGGTTCAGCTCGTCGTGGTGTCCCTGCACGCCGTAGCCGGGCTTTGCAGCGCGGCCGAGCGCCGCAGGGCGTGTGCTGGCCTCTTTCAGCCAGTCAAACACGATCCCCTTGTAATTTGCGGCCATAGAGCGGGTTATCACGTCGATCATTGCATCCTCGCCATATTCCTCTGCGGCTTTCGTGATCTGTGTGACAAGGCTTTGCAGGCCAACAGGCTTATACTCCTCCCGTCGTTCGCCCTTGTACGCCACCCATTTTTCAACTGCTTCGCGCAGCGTGGGGGGTAGGGGGGAAAGAATACTGTCCTTGTCCTTTGTCCTTTTCCTTTGTCCATAGCTTTTTTTGCTTTCCTCGGAAAGCATTTGCTTTTTTTGCTTTTCGTTGCTTTCGTCAAAAGCATTTGCTTTTTCGGATTCAGGCCGACCGCCCTGCTTTCCTGCCTCGCTTCTGGACGCGGAGACGGCTTTTTGCGCCGCTACGGATTCGTCAATGTCCCGTCGAATCGCAGGCCAAATGAAACGTTCACTCCCGCTGAACTCTGGCTCTGCTCCCGACTCGCGATAATCCATCGCAGCCAGCACCAAGCGCCCCACCTCAGCAGCACTGTACGCCTCGAAATAGCTCCTGTAACTCAGCCACAGCTTGACGTATTCCTTTTTATCTCCCATCCGTCGGCCCTCAGAACGGAAGCTCGTTTTCGTCGCCGATCTCCATCTGCGGCATATCCGGTTCGGAAAACGGAACCGGCGTTGTGCTCGGCAGCGGCTTGAACTCCGAAGAGGCCGGTGCAGCGGAAGAAGCATTCTGCCCGTCCCGCTTCCTGTCGCCGAAATAAACGCTTTCTGCGACGATCTCTGCCGTTTTGCGCTTGTTTCCGTCCTTGTCTTCCCAGTTGCGGATCTGCAAACGGCCAGACACGACGGCCATGCGGCCCTTGGAGAAATACTTGCTGACGAACTCAGCTGTATTCCGCCATGCGACAACATCAATAAAATCCGTTTCCTTCTCCGCGCCCTGCGCCGCGAAATCGCGGTCGCAGGCAAGCGTGAAGGATGCAACAGAATTTCCGCTTTGCGTCTGCCGAAGCTCCGGGTCACGGGTCAGGCGGCCCATCAGGACGATTTTATTCAGCATTTTCTACCTCCGACGTTTCGACTGCTTCACCGGTACTCTCGTCAACGACTGTCCCGTCAATCAGATCTTCTTCCTGAATATCCGCAGCAATCGCGTCTGCCAGTTGCTCTCCCTCTCCGCGAGTCTGATAGTCAATGGACATGACACCCCATTTCCCAATCAGAATACGATATACTGTCTTTCTAGCCATTGCATCCCAGTCGTCGCGCCAGCCTTTTCCTTGGAACTCGCCCTTTCGGAATTTCTTTTCGTGCGCCGCAATAGACTTTGTGCTCATGTACACGGTCTTTTCCGCACCGTTCACAAGCCGATAATAGCCGACATATCCGATAATCGGCAGAGCATCGCGCGCGTCCTCATCTTCTATAAAGTCAATCTTGACCTCTTCCGTCAGACGGTTGTAGCTTTTCAGCTCACCATCTCGAACGTCAACGACGTTAATTGTCTTGTATGCGCCGGTTCTCAACGCCAGCTGGTGCATACCTTTCCAGCCAAGAATAAAAGTAGCCTCCATCTTTTTTGCGCCGAGATCCTTTTTATAATTCTTGAACGGGACGATGTAGGCGTATCCGAGGCTTTGATCAATCGGAAGATCAAACATCGCCGCTTTTAGGGACGCCTGGATCACGGTCATAGGGGATTCGTAAAATGCCTGCTGCAAGTTTTTGTCTGCGTTTACCATAGAAACGATAGATGAAACGAATTGCGGCGTCCGCTTGCCGAGAAGCTCGTCAAACCGCTTGCGCATACCGTCTTTGTCAAGCATACTGTTTACAAGAGCCGTGACAGACATTTGCTTTTGCTGCGGAGCTTTTTGCATAGCCGTCTGCTTCTGAATGATACCTTCCATAGGTTATTCTCCCTTCAATTTTTGCCCGTTTGGGCATCGTTTGTTCCTGTTTTGCTCTGCCATTGTCGCCCAGCGGCAATTCTCTGGGCAATAATTACCGTCAGGATTAACCCGATCAATCGTTAAATTTTCCGTGTACCCATTTGATAACGCCCATTCGCGAAAGCTTGTGTAGCTGTAAAGCCAATCATCACATATCTTGATCCCACGGCCTCCGTAATATCGATACATTTTAAAATGAGGGTTATAGCATCTTGTGTGCATCGCTTTCCAGATGCGGTAGAGGCGGGAGCCAGATCCACCGTGCGTTTTGTTTGCATCAGACCTTCGTTCTCGTCCATAACATCCGCATGAGAGCGTGTTCCCGTTGCGAAGATTGCTTCGGATAACGGTCGTTTCCTTTCCGCAAGAGCATTTGCATCTCCAAAGGCTTTCTCGGTGGATGTCCTTGCCTGCGCACTCGATTACAGTCAGGCGTCCGAATGTCAGCCCTGTTAAATCATGCGGAAACACTTTGCAAGCCATCCTCCTTCGTGATCTCTGTAATTTTGAATGGCCGGGCCTGCACCGTTTTATAAAACGGTGCCAAATCGATATCCGGGTATGCCTCTTTAAAGGCTTTGGGCTGAAACGTCTGCCGGTTTTGCTGCTTCCAAGAGACGTTGTAGCCGTTGCAGGCGGCCCGCTCTGCCGTGCCCATATCGAGTTTGATCGTGTTTTCAATCTCGCGGCTGCGCTCTGCCAGTGCCGCCGCCTGGCGCTTGATCTGCATATACTCAGATAGCAGCTGTTCGCGTCCGAACAAATCAAGCTGTTCGCCGCTGCTGTCGGCATAAACCGTGCTGATCGCGTCCGTCGTCGCCTCCGAACCGTCCGGTGCAGGCGGGGTGTCTTCCTCGACGCACCGCCAGAAAAGCTTCTCCGCTTCCATCAGCGCGGAGATTTCCGCCTCGTCGCGTTCCAGCGTGTATGTAAAGAATCCGCGCCCGAAGACGAGCTCCGCCAAATACCAACGGTCAAGGCCGGTGACAGCAAGATAATGCACACACTGTGCATAGTAGCGTTCCGGGAACTCCACGCCGTTGAACTGCCGAATGTCAAGCGTCGAGGTTGTCTTGCATTCCAGCCCTGCATTTTCACTGGAAATTCGCCTGTCAATGTCTGCGTGCGCCCACGGATACGCGGGATTCCGAATGATGTAGTTGCAGCGCCGCACCTTTTTCCCGGACGCTTCCTCAAAACGCTTTGCAACATACTCCTCGAGATCTCTGCCGATCCGCATAGCCTCTGTGTCTTCCTTTTCCGGAAGACGCCCAGTCTTATCCATCCATACCGTGTACGGGCTTGCAAAGCGGCTCATTCCGATAACAGCCGCCGCGTCACTCCCGCCGATGGACTTTCTGCGTTCTTCCAGCCATTCTTCGCGGCTCATCTTCACCGTGGAGATTGTATCGAGCATTTACTCCACCTCCACAAATTCGCCGTTCTTCAGCTGATACCAGGTATCGGCCTTGATCTTCTCGCCGTCTACATATTCCGTCTTCACGTAGCGCGGAGCGAACCGTCCTTTTTCGTCGGAATATTCCCACTCCGCAAGCGTGATCCAGCTGCCTGCCCTTGCCTTTACGACAGAGCCGCTGCCAGCGCAGCAGATCA